GTATAATATATAATATATATATAATATATATAAATAACTACTAATATATACAAGGGACACTAGCATATACTAGTATTTCTTATATATATTTCTTTCTTATTTCTTTTCTTTTCTTTTTATCTTTCTATCTTTTCTTTTATTTCTAATTATAAGGTTATTTATGGATATAGAAACTAATCAAGATAATATAAATACCCTATTACCCTTTCTAGAACTACAGAATCTATTAAATACAGTGGTAGAAAGAGAATCTAAAGATGATTTTCTAACATTTGTCCGTCTAATGGCCCCCACTCTTGTCTCCGATTGGAAGATGGGTAAACACATAGAGGTAATATCCAACAAATTAAACCAATTAGAGTCTGGAGAAATAAAAAGACTCATGGTATTCCTACCTCCACGTAGTTCCAAGTCTGTTATCTGCTCTAAATTGTTTCCAGCATGGTACATAGGTCGTCATCCTGAACATGAAATCCTCACAGTGTCCCATAGTGACCAGTTATCCAGTGATTTTGGTAGATCTGTCAGGGATCTTGTCAATGATGAGAAGTTTCAAAGCATATTCAAGGGTGTCTCCCTAAGAACCGATGTCCGTGCAGCAGGTAAATGGAAAACAAACCTTGGTGGTACCTATTATGCTGCTGGTGTACGAAGTCAGATTGCAGGACGTGGTGCTCACGTAGCTATTCTGGATGATGTCATGTCTGAAGAGGACTCCTACTCCGAAGCAGGACGTAGATATGTAAAGGAATGGTATCCTGCTGGTCTTAGAACCCGTATCATGCCCAATGGTGCCATACTGATAATCAATACAAGATATCATTATGATGATCTGTGTGGTTGGCTCCTGAAGCAAGAGCAGGAAATGGATCAATATGAAATTATTCCATGGGAAGTCATAAAGATACCTGCATGGCTGGACAATGAAGCCTCTAAGTTACTAAATCTTCCAGAGGGATCTTCCTATTTCCCTGAATGGAAACCCAAAAGTGTTCTACAAATAGATGAAAATGAAATAAAGGCATCCAATGGAGCCAGATACTGGAATGCCCTGTACATGCAGAACCCAACTCCTGAAGAGGGAGGTTTAATAAAAAAGAGATGGATAAAATGGTGGGAATATGATGAGCCTCCAACATGTGATTTCATACTGCAAACCTATGATACGGCCTTTTCTACAAAAACTACGGCTGATTTCTCTGTAATTCAAACATGGGGTATATTCTCCATGTACGATCAGGATGAGGAAGGGAAAGAAAACTACATATCCAATCTTATTCTTCTGGGAAATATCAAGGGAAGATTTGAATATCCTGAACTTAGACGTATGACACAGATCATGTACAAGGATTACAAACCGGATGTGTGTATCATAGAGAAGAAAGCCAGTGGACAGTCACTCATACAGGATATGAGAAGGAGTGGTCTTCCTGTCATGGAATATCTTCCCGACAGAGATAAAGTTAGTCGTGTCTATGCAGCTTCTCCCATGTTGGAAACAGGACGAGTATGGATACCCAAGAATAAGAAGTGGGCAGACGATCTTCTGGAGGAACTCATACAGTTTCCCAATGCAGCCCATGATGATCAAGTGGATGCCCTGACAATGGCAATTCATTACATGAGAGAGTCATGGCATCTCACACATCCTGATGATCCTGAATGGGATGATGAACCTAGAAAAAAGAAACGAGTAACATATTGGAAAACTTAATTCAACTTAATTTAAATAAAGGCTTGCATTGCATTCTGTTTTGATGTATAATAGTGTAATGGGGGAATTACATGGCAAATAATTTAGTTCCAAAAATAGGACGAAGAACTGTATTACAGGGTCTGGCAAGTCTTCCTGCTGCCTCTATAATATCTAATATTCCTTTACCTACTAGTTCAGAAATATCTACACAACAACTTATTGATAATTTTATGGAGATAGTTAAGGAAAAACAAGAAGCAAAAATGAAACTTCAAGCTGCTTTAAATGCAAATATTAGAAATGTTCCACATAATATTCCTTTTAATTCTGTATCTTTTCACAAATATGAAGATAATCTAAATCGTAAATTTGATATGGCTAGAAATAATTTAGTAAATAGATTACAAAAAACAATTGCTCCTGATGTACCTGAACCGAAATGGCATGTTGGTGGCTTTACACAACCTTCACAAAAAATGGTATCTAAATTAGAAATAGACATAGAAGATAAAGTATGGGATAAATTTCATAAAAATTATCCAGAAGGATATTTTGGGGAAAGGGCTGAAAAAGTGCTATACCCAGAAGCATATGAAGAAAAATTAAAGAAAAAGAAAACATATAAAATTCCAGATTTAGATTCTAGTTCTAAACCTAGACCTTTACCAAGTCCTGAAAGAACTACCAGATCAGTTTTACCAAGTCCTGAAAAAATACAGGCTATGCTTCCTAAAGTATCTCCATCATCTTTGGCAAAACTTGCGGGTAGAGCAGCCACAGGAATACCGGGATTCATAGCAGCAGAGTTGTTTTCTCCAACTCAGGCTGGTGTATCAGAATTAGAAGAAATGAGAGGATATGCTCCAGAGCAATATCAAAAACAAATATTAATTAATGCTGCTCAACAAGCTCAAAGAGAATCTGCACAAAGATCTCTGGAAAGAGCTTTAGAGGAACAAGTAGCTTCTACACCTTTGGGGGCATATACAGGAGGACAACTACATTATGACAGTTGATCCAGAAATTATGGGTGCATTATATAGGCAGTTATCTATAAAGACATCACCTAGTGAAGACTCAGAGACTATACCTATGCCTGAAGAAACTATTCCTATTCCAGAAGGTCTTACACCTCCCGGTACTCCCTCTGTGCCTACCTCTGAATCCAGACCAGAAAAATCTATGATGGAACGAATAAGTAGATATATTCCTCCTGAATTAAGAGAAGTAGGAAGAAGTATAGGCAGTACTGGAATTGCACAAGAGTTTAAAGAAGCTCCAATTGGAACTACTCTAGAATTTATTGGTCCCGGTGCAGATGTAAAAGTAATGAAAGAATCTAGTGCCAGAGTACTTCCAAGATTATTAGAAGGAGATATAACAGGAGGGTTAGCTGATCTAGGAATTGCAGCAGCTTCCATTCCCATGATGGCTATACCGGGATCTTTAGCAGGAGTACAAAAAGGATTACGTAAATTTGATTTTAATTATGAAGTATCAGGTCCAGCCTATATGTATCCCGGTGAAGGTCGTAAAATTGTAGATAGAGATCCCGGCAGATTATCTATTAAAGCAAGAAATTTAGACGAAGCAAAGAAACTTTTTAATATAGAAAAAAAACATACTAATGCATATAATAGAATAGATAAAGAATGGGCAGGTCGTTGGTTTACTCCACAAGGAAATCCAGCACAACCTAGAGTTACTATACACGAAATAATAGAAGGAGATACTCCTGTTTATATAAGTAAAAGTAGGGCAGCAAGAACAAAGAAACATGATGCTATAATGAGAGATAGTGAATTAGATAAAAGTTTACAAGAGAATCTACAACAGTATGAAGAAGGTTTACTATTCCCTCACGAATTTGAGAATAAACGAGTTGCTTTATTAAAACAAGCAAAAAAGATTAGAAAACTTACTAAAAATGAAGAAGCTATATTAGAAAAATTTTCAACAAAAAATATTAAATCAAAGGGTGGTTCCATAGTGGAACGTAATCCCAATACACACAACATGAGAGCAATATAATGGCAACAGAACGAAATCCATTTGAGAGAATAGAAAGAGAACTAACAAATGTTGTTCCCATGAATCCTGTAGCTATGGAAGAAGAACAGGAAGCAACATTTGAATTAGAGCCTGACGGGGGAGTAATAGTAGATTTCTCCAGCACCATAGAGATGGAAGCTGAAGAGCCAATTAAAGAATGGTATTCCAATCTTGCAGAGAAACTGGATGATAGTGAACTCGATAAGATTGCAGAGGATGTCTATAATAATTATGATTCCGATAAAAGTTCCCGACAGGAATGGGAGTCCATGTTTGAAAGGGGCTTTGATCTTCTTGGTCTGAAAATACAGGAAGGATCAGAACCATTTGAAGGAGCTTGCACGGCTGTACATCCCCTCCTCATAGAGTCAGCAGTTAAATTCCAGAGCAAAGCATCTCAAGAATTGTTTCCCTCTGGAGGCCCAGTAAAGACACAGATACTTGGCAAGTCAACCCCAGAAAGGGAAATGCAAGCCAATCGTGTCAAGAACTTCATGAACTATCAGCTCACAGAGCAGATGCCAGAATACTTTGATGAGTTTGAAAGGATGTTATTTCATCTTCCCCTGATTGGTTCAGCCTTTAAAAAAGTTTATTATGATGCAAACCTGAAACGTCCTGTTTCTGAGTTTGTTCCCATTGATCAATTCTATGTATCTTACTATGCCAGTAATCTCAGAAAGGCAGACAGATACACACATGTAATTTATCGTAGTCCAGTAGATCTAGCCAAGGATGTTCGTGCTGGTATTTATTCAGACATAGAACTTCCAGATGCTACCAATCCAGAGCCAACAGCATTTGCCTCCAAGATGGATACAATTCTGGGTTTGTCTCCCACATCAGATACAGATCCTCAGTATGTCTTACTGGAACAACATTGTTTTCTAGAGATCGAAGAACCTAATTCGGAAGAAGGAATTGCTTTGCCTTACATTGTAACGGTAGAACAGCAATCTAGAAAGGTTCTTTGTATACGTAGAAATTATAAATCAGAAGACAAAAATAAAGAACGAGTATCTCATTTTGTTCATTACAGATTTGTTCCCGGTTTTAGTTTCTACGGTTTTGGCCTAATGCACTTCCTTGGAAATCTAACCATGAGTGCTACAGCAGCAATGAGAAGCCTCATTGATGCAGGTCAATTTGCGAACCTACCGGGAGGCTTTAAGGCCAAGGGTGTTAGAATGGTTGGCGACAACGATCCAATCAGTCCCGGTGAGTTTAAAGAAGTTGAATCTACAGGAATGGACTTGGCAAAGGCTATCGTTCCTCTCCCATACAAAGAGCCTTCCCAGACACTGTTTCAGATGCTCGGATTTGTAACAGCAGCAGGTCAGAAGTTTGCCGACAGTACAGAACAAATTGTATCGGAAGCATCTTCTTATGGTCCCGTAGGTACAACAATGGCATTACTGGAAGCATCCAGTAAATTCTTCTCTGCAATTCACAAGAGACTACACAAGTCTCAAAGAGATGAATTTAGGATACTGGCTCACATAGATTATGATTATCTACCCAGTGAGTATCCCTATGATGTGCCATTTGAAAATCGGAACATATTTAAATCTGATTTCGATGGAAGGGTGGACGTTATCCCCGTTAGCGATCCAAACATTCCATCCAATGCTCACCGCCTTATGATTGCCCAGCTTGCCCTTCAAATGGCACAGCAATCACCTCCCGGTATGTTCAATCTGGAAGCCTTGAATAGAACAATTCTAAGTGCTGCCAATATGCCCAACATGGAGGAAATACTTCCTCTCAAGCAAAAACCTAAACCACTTGATCCTGTTTCCGATATCATGGCTGCTGTAAAGGGAGTGCCAATTGCTGCTTTTCCCGGTCAGAACCATGATGCTCATATTCAGGTCAAGACAGCCTATCTGCAAGATCCCATGAATGGAGCAAGTCCTATCATGCAAAGGATAAAACCTGTTCTGGAATCCAACATACAGGAACACATGGTTCTGAAGTATCAGGAACAGATGATGGGCATTACACAAATGGGAATGCAAGAAGTAGGACCACAAGCACCAAATGTAACGGAAGCTATCATGGCTCAAGCTGCACAACAGGTTCTCAATGCAAATCAGGCAATGGGTCAGGCACAATCACCGGAACAACAATTAGTTGCCATTGAAGCTCAGAAACTACAACTGGAGCAGGAAAAACTACAAATGACTGCTGCCAAGAATGCTGCCGATGCTGCCTTGGATGCCCAGAAACTTGAACTGGAACAGGCACAACTTACCATAGATTCTTTCGTGCAGGGACAGACAACGGAACTCAAGAAAGAAAAGGCTGACATGGACAGAGCCAGTAAAGAAACCATGAAAGCCATTGATGTCCTTTCCAAACTTACCATAGAACAAGATAAGATGGAAAATGATAAAACAATGAAAGCTCTTGATCTTATGATTAAGACAACTCTACAGCAGAAAAAAATTGATATGGATATAGATGAAGTCAGAACAAAGGCTCTGGAAAGAATTGCATCTATGCAGGACAAGGATTCCAGAGAAAGAGATTTCAAGATGATAGACATAGTGAAAGAAGTTATTACCAAGAAAGAGAAGGAGAAAGACAATGCCTAAATATGGAGGGACTCACTATCCCAATGATACAAAGGGAACAACCAACGGATATCCCACTCATGTAAAGAATGATGATCGTGGTATTACCAATGCTATGCCAGAACATGTTCCCAATAAAGATAATGGTCTTTACGGTGATTTTACCAAACGTTCCATTGATGATGGTGGAGCTGGTGCAAGAGCACGTAAAGGTGTTTTGAACGAACGTCCTGATTCAGGATGGAAATATCCCAAACCAGTTAGATCATAAGGAGAAATAATTATGTGGACAGCCCCTATTGTGAAAGAGATTTCTGTAGGACTAGAAATTAATTGTTATGCATGTGCAGATATATGAAATTTTTAAATAATTTTGATCTTGCATCTTGGATTGCTTTTGGAGTTCTTATTTCAGTAATAGTGATATTGGTTATATCTTAATGGAAATTTGGGATGAAGTAATAAAACATTTTAACGACGAGCTAAATAGATTACGAAATGTATTGAGTGATGGTAATGCAGAAACGTATGCCCATTACAAACAGTTGGTAGGACATATTCAAGGAATTGAATGGTCCAGACAAACTTTTACATCTATCGTAAAAAGCCGTATATATGAAGAAGAGGAGTAAATGCAACAGGTACATTTAGGTAACGCTATAAAAAACGATATGTGGATTACAGAGGATGAGATTAAAGATCCAAAGCCTCTGCCAGAACTACCGGGATACCATATTCTGGTAAGACCAGTAAGTATAAAAGGAATAACAAAAGGAGGAATAGTACTTCCCGACTCAACCAGAGATGACATGGCCTATCTTACCACGGTAGGAAAGGTTCTAGCCATAGGAGAATTAGCTTATCAAGACGAGATAAAATTTCCCAATGGATCTTGGTGTAGTGAAGGAGACTTCGTTTGTTATGCCAAACATGCTGGTCAGAAGTTATTCTATAAATCTGTTAGGCTGATCCTCTTGTTTGATGATCAGGTTATCTGTAGAGTTGAGCATCCCAGAGATCTTGATCCTACATTTAATTTAACAAGTGGATCATAAGGACTTGCATTATGTCTAGTTTTGTAGTATAATAGAGTAATACCGTAAATACGAATGCCTCGTAAGCAACGAAAGGAATAGAAATGGTTGATAAAGAAGAGTGGACAGAAGTGGACACCACTAGTTCAGAGAAAGAAGAAGATAAGGTAGAATTTGAAGTAGAGGAAGAAGTAAAAGTACAGGCAAAAGCAGAGCCAGAGCCAGAACCAAAAGTAGAAGCAAAAGTAGAAGCAGAGGTAGAAAAGCCTGTTGCAGAGCCACAGGAACTGGATGGTATTGAAACAAAAGGTGCTCAAAAGAGAATTAGGCAACTAATAAAGCAAAGAAAAGATCGTGATGATCAGATTTCTCAGTTAGTTCAACAGAATGAAACCTTGAATACTCGTTTAACTTCTAGAGAACAGGAATTTCATAATATCAGTAAGTTAAATCTGGATGCAAATGAGAAGCAGATCACAGATAAACTTGAATTAGCTAGAGCAGCTTATGCTTCAGCCCATGAAGAAGGAGATTCAGGAAAGATATTAAAGGCACAGGAGTTTTTAAATGAAGCTCAGAATGATTTAAAAACACTGAATGTCACCAAAGCTCAGTTTAAAGATGTACCAACACAGCCTCAGTATACACAAGAACAATTACAGCAGTATGCCAAGGCTCAACAGCAACAGCAGCAATCTCAAGTAGATCCTCTGGCTGTGGAATGGGCAGGAAAATCAGAAAATGAGTGGTTTGGGAAAGACAGAGTAATGACAGCAGCAGCTCTTGCTCTGGATGCAGATTTAAAAGAACAGGGTTTTGATCCAAGTGATCCTGATTTCTACAATGAAATTGATAGTAAATTAAAAGAGAACTTTCCTCATAAATTTACTACACAAGAATCGGTGCAGGAACAACCGTCACAACCTGCTCAAGTGGTAGCTGGAGCGTCACGTTCCACTCCTAGCTCCAATAAAAAAGTAAAGCTAACGAAAGAAGATGTAAGGCTTGCTCAGAATTGGGGTATACCTCTTGAACAATATGCTGCTGAAAAGCTAAAGGTAGAGAATGCCGATGGTGAGTACACAGCAATTAAAACGTAACGTGGAGGAGAAATTATGACACGTATTGAAGAATCACGTAATTCTAAATCAAGGGAAAACGAAACCAGAGAAGAAACAGAATACGTCTTTGAAGAGCCAAACGCAACTCATATACCTCGTGGAGTTGAAGAAAGATTTAATCAGCAAGATATGTCTCTTGGTTGGTTAAGAATCCTTTTTAATGGTCAGGATGATTACCAAGAAATTGGTAAGAAGCAATCGCAAGGATGGGAATTTGTTACTCCTGAAGAGGTTCCTGAGATGGGATCAACTTCTGTCGTGAGAGAAGAAGGCCGCTATGCTGGAGTTGTCAGTCGTGGAGATATAGCCTTGGGTAAGATACCCACGGTAAAGCTAGAGGCCAAACGACGCCATTATAGGAATAAGGCAAATGATATGTTGGAGGCCGTTAATTCTCAATTAATGAACTCATCCAACTCTAAGATGCCTATTTCCAATAATAGCAAATCGAGAACATTTAAAGGACGAACTCCTACGTTTCAGGACTAGTCTTTAACTGGAAGGAGAAATAATATGTCTAGTACACGAGCATTACGTGGCTTCCTTCCTGCTCGAAAAAAGGGACAGAATTATAATACTGGTGGAACAAATACTGTAGTTTCACCTACTACTATAACTCGTGCTCCTAAGAAACTGTATACTGGTGACTTAATATGTATTGAAGCTAGTGGTACTATTTCTGAATCTATTGGTGCTACCCTGAAGCCTTCGGGCGTATTCATGGGTTGTAACTATGTAGATACAGATGGTGCTCAAAAGTTCTCACGGTATTGGCCGGGAGAAGCTATCACTGCTGCAACTAGTATTGAGTTCCATGTCATAACTGATCCTGATCAGACGTATTACATTCAAGGTAATGCAACCTGTAGTCATGGTGAGATCTGTAAAGTACTTAACTATGTGGCGACCGTTTCGACGGCCTCTGCTGGTAGTACCAAGACAGGTCAATCTGCATTTTTTGTAGAAACATCGGCTGCTGGTTTAGAAACCATTGTAGGTAATGTGCGTGTTATTGGATATGCTAGAGATCCCGGTGAAGGTGCCGATGGTCTTGATCAATATCCAATGCTAGAGGTCTGGTTACCCACGCATCGTGATCGGTTTGCGACTACTACAGTATCAACGGCATAACTAGGAAGGAGATAATACTATGACTGTGAATAGAGCTAGTATTGCCAAAGAACTTCTTCCCGGCTTAAATGCTGTTTTCGGGCTGGAATATGGTCAGGTTAACGACGAACATAAAAATCTTTATGAAGTCGAAAACTCTGATCGAGCCTTTGAAGAAGAAGTTCTGTTTACAGGTTTCGGCTCAGCTCCGGTTAAGTCTGAGGGTGCTGCTGTTTCCTACGATGATGCACAAGAGAGTTACACTGCCCGTTACACGGCAGAGACTGTTGCTCTAGCCTTTGCGATTACAGAAGAGGCAATGGAAGACAACTTGTATGATACGTTTGCTAAGTTACGTGCCAGAGGTTTGGCCCGTGCAATGGCAAATACCAAGGAAGTCAAAGCTGCCAATCTGTTTACCAATGGCTTTGTTGATACGATTGGGGATGGTGTTGCGTTCTTCGCTACTACGCATCCTACCATTTCCGATGGTACTCAGAGTAATGTAACAACTGCCGGAACACTGGCAATTGCTACTCTTGAAACTGCAATCACGGCTGTCCAGAAGATTAAGGATGATCGTGGTATCCTCGTAGGTGCAAGTGCCACATCTTTACACGTTCCTGTTGATCTATGGAATGTTGCTGATACCATTTTGAATACTCCCGGCAAACCCGGTGGTTCTAATAATGATATCAATGCCACTCGCCACATGGGCATGGTTCCCGATGGGTTCTATGTCAATAGGCGTTTCACTGGAACGGATGATTGGTTCGTAAGGACCGACGTTCCTAATGGTACGAAGATGTTTGCACGTACACCTCTTCAGACGAAGATGGAGCCAGATTTCGATACTGGTAATCTCCGATTTAAGGCACGGGAACGTTACAGTTTCGGTGTCTCCGATTGGAGAGGCTGGTTTGGAAATGCTGGAAGCTAAAGGCAAATGATGTGGGAGGAGGGATGCGTTAGCCTCTCCTCCTCCATTATATGAAAGGAATTTAATTATGGCTAGAAAAACTACTAAAAAAGCTGGTGGAACTGTTAAGAAACAAGTTGGTGGTCTTACACAAGGTTATGATGCACGACTTGATGAATCTTTAGCTGCTCGTCATCCTGCTGTTAGGGGAAATCTTGCAGCTCGTAGGGCAGAAAGTATGGGCATGGAACGTGCTCTTGGTCGTGGTCCTTATTCTGGTGCCAGAACTATGGTAAAGAAGGGTGGTTCTGTTCGTCGTAAGAAGGGTGGTACTGCCTCTCGTAAAGGTGGTGGAAAGATCATGCAGGGTTACAAGGCTGGTGGTAAAGTTTAAGGAGATTAGATATGGCTGATAAACCGGGAGTTATTAGAAAAACAAGTTTTGGTGATTTTGCAGTATGGAATGGTAAAGATTATGCTTATGAGAATAGTTTAGCAGATGCTAAAGATACTGCAAAAGCAATATTTGGAGAAGATATTACTCTTAAAATTATGCCAGCTTTAAAAGGTCAAGCAAAAGGTGGAACAGTATCTCGTAAATCTGGTGGTAAAATAATGCAAGGCTATAAAGCTGGTGGTAAAGTCTAAGGAGATTAGGTATGGCACAAAAATCAAGTAGACAATATATGCAGGAACTTTATGATCTGATGATGGATGGAGATGGAAAT